GCTAGATTATAGTGCTTTCTAATTTCTTTTATCAAATTATATTTTTGCCTTTTAACCGTTCCATTTGCTAACTTTGACCTCTCAGCTAAAACAGCTGAAAGAAATCTATCTCCCCTTTGATGAGTTGAGAATTTTTCTTTTAATAGCATATTATACAAAGATAACTCTTTTTTTAATGCCGTATTTTTTCCAAAAAATTCTCTTACTATTTTTAGTGCTGGAGAAGCGTCTACACCGTTTATTGTGTCATTGGTTATTTGTCGAACTAAAAGCTCGAACAACACTCCAGTGTTTTTAACCTTTGAATGTTTTATTTTTTTGGCCATATTATTATTTCCACTTAATCGCTACACTTATATTCATATATAAATATACAGAAACCTGTCTTATGTTATGTCCTTATCTATTAAATTAGATTCGTCTAACATACTTTCAGCTTTTTCTTTAAGTACCGATTTCTTATTCTTAAACATATTCATAGAATCACGTATTTCTCTAGCTAAAGGGCTTCCATGCTTATATTTGTGTTTTATACCTCTATCTCTATTTTTTACATCCCTTTTATTTTTTTCCTTTCCAAGCGGGTCTCTACCCCTAACACCATTGTCTGTTCCATAGTAGTTGTTTTCCTTTGGTCTTCCTACATCTGCATCAGTCTTTCCACCCCTTGTTTTTCTAGTATCTCCAGAGGCAGAAAGAGTTTCTCTATTTTTCTTCTTTGCTTCTGTTTGGACTCCAGCAGCTGGGTCTTCACCTTCGCCTTCTATCATGGATTTTCTATACTTTTGCTTTGTGTCTTCAACAACTTCAGCTCTTTGAATCTCTATTTCTTTGTCTGTTAGATTAAATATGTTCTTGTAAACCCAGTCTTCAGATAACATTTGGTTTGTTCGCGCTGTATCTGCTAGTCTAAGCTTAGATTCCCATAATTCTATTTTTTCTTGTTCATATATTGTTGACGGATTAGTCAGCTCTAAACTAAAATCTATTAGTTGTTCATTTGTATATCCTTGAGAATACAGGTGTACTAATCCAATCTTAGTTAATTCAGAAATAAATATTCTTTGTATTCTTTCAATTGTTCTGGCAAACCTTACATCTAAAGCGGCTAGAGTTGCTTTTCCATCTACTCCTTCTTCGTATCCTAAAAACGATTTAGGAATTCTTAAAGCAGCCATCATCCTATTTTTTAGATATTCTATATCGTCTGTTCCAGTCCACTCTAATCCTCCTAAATCTTCTATGCCTGTTCCACTATTTCCTCCTCTAGTAGGTAAATAAAAATCTTCAAGCATATTTTGTAAATTAAATTTAAGATTGTAATCGCCTGTATTTTGGTCCATGTATGGAGTTTTCTTCATACGATTTATTACTTGTTGCATGTATGAATCTACTTCATTAGGTGGTATATTACCAATATCTATATTAAATACCCTTTTTGCTGGAGCTCGCATAATTCTGTGAATCATCATTGCGTCTTCCATAAGAGTTAATTGCTTCCAAGTTTTTCTTCCTGGTTCTAACATAGACTTTCCATAAGGAAGCCAATTTGTATCGTTTAGCATTCTAAAATGAGCAACTTCATAATTTTCATAGTATGTTTTTGCTGCACCTGCTGAATGAACATTTGAGGTACTTCCTGCAAATGCAGGGTCGTGTAAGAATCTAACATATTCTGGCCTTTTTGGGTCTATACCTTCCTCTCTAATTACTTCATAGACAGAGATTGGCTCAACTCCAGTAATACCAATTTTTTCAACTATATTTAGTTTAAGGAAGAAGTCTCCATACTTACACATATTTCTAATCCATGGCCATAGATTAAATTCAACGTTTAATACATCATAGTATAAGTTTCTTAATACTTCATTTATTTCTTGATTACTGGTGTTTATTTGAAGAACATCACCATATTCATCTTTCATTGTTGATTCATCTGAGTATATATCTAATGCTGATGCTAATATTGAATCAGTATCCATTGCTTCATAATCAGTAAATAAGTCTAACCTCATTTGTGCGAATGCTGTGGATGGATTATATACACTTTGATTACTTGACATGTGTATTCTATTGTACCTATCTACTAAAGAATTTGATGCTAAATTACCAGCAGATTGAAGCCTTGCTGGATCGACTACTCTTAGTCCTTTATCACCTATTTTTCTAACTATCGTAGATGTTGAAAAAGCTCGTTTTAATCTTCCAAAAAATGTTTTATCTGCCATATAATTTTCTCCGTATAACCTATTTTATTAGCCAGGTTAAATCTTCTTCTCCACCTCTTCCATTTTGCATTTGCCATGGATTCTGGCCCGACATATTGTTTGTATATATGCCACCGTTAGATTTACCTATTTTACTAATTGCCAATTTATCTAATTCTATTCCTTGTTGCCTTAGTTTTAATGCGGTATCTCTAACCCACATACCAATACTAAAAGCCATAACTAAATCATCGTTATAGCCTCTTTGAGCCTCAGCCTTACTTCCATTCCATATAAAAACCCTTAGTTCTTCTAAAAGTCTTTTTGACCTGATTATTGAGACTTTTTCTCTTAAATAAATATCAAGTTTGGAGATTAAAAGTGGCCTAGTTTTTGATGATGTTGTAAATCCTGGAGTCATTTGTGATTTATCCTTTAAGTCATAACCTTTAGTTAACTGCGTTGTTGCATCAACGATGCCATCTTGCTTGTACGTATAATATAAATTTTTATAGTCTCTGTCTATTGCGCTTTGAATTGCTCCAAAACCTACACTGGCGTTTTCTATTACTAATAATGCGTCATTATATTCAGTAGCAACAGAAACTAACATGTTTCCAAAGTCTTTTGGTGTAAGTTGTCCTCTATATTCAGCTACTTGCGTAACATTTTCTACATCAACTACCTGAAAGGTTGAGAAGTCACTACCATCACCTCTTGCAACGTCAGCTACTACCATATAATCTTTATTGTAATTACAATTTTCCCAAATCCAATAATTTCCATCAAATCCTCTAGTCTCTATTGGGTCTTGTGCGTGAGTTGAAAAATACCATTCTATTATTGTTGGATCGACAACATTATGGCCAGATGAAACAAAGTCACAATCACATTCTTGTGCTGCCATTTTTGGTCCTAGTAATTCATCTTGTTCATCTCTCCATGGTTGGTCTCTTTCAGGGTGAACTGACCAATGTAATCTTATAGTATTAAAATTGTTTGTGCCTTCTTCTGCCTTTACCCACGTTTTATGGAACCAGTTCCCTACCCCGTTTGGTGTTGAAAGAGCTATACATTTACCACCAGTTGCCAGCGTTTGTTGAGCCGATGCCCAAATCTCTTCTATTTTATCAATAAATGCTGCTTCATCAATTACTAGTAGTGATAACGCTTCCGATCTACCAGCATCACCAGAACTTGAAACAGCCTTTATTTGAGAACCATTCTTGAATCTTAGCGAAAGTTTGTTGTCTTCAACAGTTGTACCCTTTAACCAACTAGGAAGATACATGTGCATTTCCCTTACCTTTGTAACCAGGTTTTTCGCTACATCTTGCTTAGTTGCAATTACTAGTACATTTTTATCTTCATGAAATAACATGAGCCATAAAGAATATCCTGCAGAAATTGTAGATATTCCTAGCTGCCTTGACTTTAAGATAATATTATAGTCGTTGTGTTGAAATTGTTCTAGAGTTCTTTCTTGAAATTTGTATAAATCAAATGGAATCCTTCCTCTAGTAGGATGTTGAATTTGGCAATACTTTTTCATAAAGTATACCGGGTCCTTAACACACTTTAGATATTCTTCACGTATTATATTTTTGATAGACTTCGTCTTCTTCATATATATAAATATATTTTCAAGACAATTTTAGTTCTTTATCTTCTTACTCTTTTCGAAACTTCTTCCACCAAAATAAGCACCAATTACTGTAATAAGAACTAACTGTAATAAGTCTACCCAAGTGTCTTTTACTTCAAATTTAATAGAACCTGCGTCTACAAATATCATAAGAACAGTACATACAACTAGAAATATAAGTACTAATGGTCGTACGTTCTTAGATAACCAAGAATCAGAATTCATATCTGCTGACCAACGATCAGTAATATTCTGTTCCATTTTAGTTTCATAATCAGAAACCAATTGTTTAATTTTTTGTTCTGCTTGTAGTTTTTCTTCTTTTGTAGTTGTTAAGTCGTCTAAAACTCCACCTACATTTTTTACTAAATCGGCTGCTCCGCCAGAAAACAGATTTGTTAATATACCCATAACTTTTTCTCCTTAATTTTTAATATTCAAATGGGGGAGTACCATAATCTTTTTGTTGGATTCCATACCAAGTTCTGCCAACCTGATAATACCACCACCCATATTTATTATCCTCTATAATCTTAAATGAGCCTTTTGGTAATGGCGTT